AAAGGCACCATTGGCGCCTTACGCCGGGTCGTTGAACCGCTGGGATATTTAATTCGCGTCACCGAGTGGTGGCAGACGCACGATGTTCCGGGCACTTTTCGCCTCGATGTCGGCGTGCTGGAAACGGGTATCACGGAGGAGATGTATCAGGAACTGGAACGTCTGATTGCAGATGCAAAACCCTGTAGTCGCCACCTGATCGGCCTGTCTATCAATCTGGATGTGACGGGCGATTTTTACCTGGCCGCCGCCACCTACGACGGCGAAGAGCTGACCGTTTATCCCTATTTCCCTGAAACCATTACTGCGTCCGGCTCTGCATATACCGGTTCAGCAATCCATTTAATCGACAACCTGAGAGTAAATTATGACAGCTAAATATTATGCCCTGCTGACCAATCTGGGCGCAGCAAAACTGGCCAATGCGACGGCGCTCGGTACGCAACTTAGCCTGACGCAAATGGCAGTGGGCGATGGCGGTGGAGTATTGCCAACCCCCGATCCGGCACAAACGAAACTGATCGGCGAAAAACGTCGCGCTGCGCTCAACTCACTCAGCGTTGATCCGGCGAACACCAACCAGATCATTGCTGAACAGATCATTCCGGAAGATCAGGGTGGATTTTGGATCCGCGAAATTGGCTTATTCGATCAGGACAATACGCTGATTGCCATCGCCAACTGCCCGGAGACTTATAAACCCCAACTCCAGGAAGGCAGCGGCCGTACCCAAACCGTACGCATGATTTTAGTGGTGAACAGCACTGAAGCCGTGACGCTAAAAATCGATCCCTCCGTGGTGCTGGCAACGCGCAAATATGTCGATGATAAAGTGATTGAAGTGAAAGCCTATGCGGATGATCTGATGGCGAAGCATGTGGCGGCAGCGAATCCACATGCGCAATACGATCTGCCGGTGGGTATTCCTCTTCCCTGGCCGGCAGCAACACCGCCAGCCGGTTGGTTAAAATGTAATGGCGCAACGTTCGATAAAGCAAAATATCCAAAGCTCGCGCTAGCCTATCCATCTGGCTTATTACCTGATTTGCGTGGGGAGTTTATACGTGGCTGGGATGATGGACGCGGGATCGATTCGGGACGTAGTCTTTTATCGTTTCAAGAAGGTACGATCGTTTCTGGATTTGATGATAATGACTCAGGTGATATTAGCTCTCTCAGCTCCCCAGATTATGGTTTTGGAGATCCGATGACGTCAGCACAATGGGCTCAAATAAAGGGTAAAACATGGATATCTGGCTCTACGACAGCCAAGCGATATGAATGGTGGGCTTATGTTTCCGCTCGCCCTCGTAACGTTGCGTTTAATTATATAGTCAGAGCTGCGTAAAATATTTTCAATAATAATTGATTTTGAATCATCACCTTACAAAGTATAGAAACCTAAAAATACTAAGCCCTCTTTGAGGGCTTTTTTATTATCTAATCCCCCTCTGTTGTGCCACCGCCCCCACGCCCCTGATCGAATGCGCTTTTTGTTGTGAACCGGCATCCTTGCTTCACCACCCACAACAGAGAGAGTCACCCTGATGGCTGATTATCATCACGGCGTACGTGTCGTTGAAATCAACGACGGCACCCGCGTTATTTCTACCGTTTCCACCGCAATTATCGGCATGGTTTGTACCGCAGAAGATGCGGATGCCACTGTATTTCCTCTCAACACGCCGGTTCTTATCACTGACGTTCTGGCGGCCAGCGGGAAAGCCGGCACCAGCGGGACGTTGCGCGCTGCGCTTCTGGCGATTGCTGACCAGTGTAAACCGGTCACCGTCGTGGTACGTGTTGCCACTGGCGATGACGAGGCCGCGACCACCAGCAATATCATTGGCGGTTCTGATGCCAATGGCCGTTACACCGGCATGAAGGCACTGCTTTCTGCGCAGGCAGAACTGGGCGTGAAACCGCGTATTCTGGGCGTCCCTGGGCTGGATAATCAGGCTGTCGCAACCGCGCTGGCAGCCGTTTGCCAGCAGCTGCGTGCCTTCGGCTATATCAGCGCTTACGGCGCAAAAACGCTTTCCGATGCAATCAAATACCGCGACAACTTCAGCCAGCGTGAACTGATGCTGATCTGGCCGGATTTTGTGAATTGGAATACGGCGACCAGCCAGTCTGATGTTGCTTACGCCACTGCACGCGCTTTGGGCTTGCGCGCTAAAATCGACCAGGAAACCGGCTGGCATAAAACCCTGTCAAACGTGGGTGTGAACGGCGTGACCGGTCTGTCGGCCAGCGTGTTCTGGGATTTGCAGGCCAGTGGTACTGATGCAGATCTGCTGAACCAGGCGGGTGTGACGACGCTGGTGCGCAAAGACGGTTTCCGTTTCTGGGGCAACCGTACCTGCAGCGACGATTCACTGTTCATTTTCGAAAACTACACCCGTACCGCGCAAGTGCTGGCAGACACCATGGCCGAAGCGCATATGTGGGCGGTCGATAAACCGATGACCCCGACGCTGGTACGCGACATGATCGACGGCATCAAAGCCAAAATGCGTGAAATGAAATCAGCGGGTTACATCATTGACGGCGACTGCTGGTACGACGAAGCCGCAAACACAGCGGAAACACTGAAAGCCGGCAAATTGTATATCGACTACGACTACACCCCGGTTCCTCCGCTGGAAGACCTGACCTTGCGCCAGCGCATCACCGACTCTTATCTGGTGAACTTTGCCGCGTCCATCAACAGTTAAGGAGACAATGACTCATGGCACTTCCTAAAAAATTAAAATACCTGAACCTGTTCAACGACGGGAACAGCTACCTCGGCCTGGTTTCCTCACTCACCCTGCCGAAACTGACCCGCAAGCTGGAAAACTATCGCGGCGGCGGCATGAGCGGTTCAGTCGCGGTGGATTTCGGTCTGGATGACGATGCACTGACGCTGGAATGGTCTATCGGCGGTCTGGATGAACTGGTTCTGCAACAATGGGGCAGCGTTTCCGATATCCCGCTGCGCTTTGCCGGTTCCCTGCAACGCGACGATACCGGTGATGTGTCAGCGGTCGAAGTGATGATGCGCGGCCGTCACAAGGAGTTTGATTTTGGTGAATATAAGCAAGGTGAAGACACCGAAACCAAAGTCACCACCCAGTGCACCTACTTCAAACTGACTATCGACGGCAAGCAGCTGATTGAGATCGACACCGTCAATATGGTGGAAATCGTCAATGGCGTTGATCGCCTGGCGCAACACCGCACCGCGCTCGGCCTGTAATTCCCCTCCCAGAGCCGGCAGACATTGCCGGCTTCACTTGTGCTTAAACAGGAAAACGCATGAGCCAGACTGACAACAACAACACCGTGATTCTGGATGTGCCGCTAAAACGTGGCGACACCGAGATTACTGAAATCCAGGTGACCAAACCGACGGCAGGCAGCCTGCGTGGCATCGGGCTTGCCGCGCTGGCGAATGCCGACGTCGATGCGCTGATCACGCTTTTGCCCCGCATCACTTATCCCAACCTGACCAAAGAAGAGTGCTCACGCCTCGAGCTTCCGGCCCTGATTGCGCTGGCAGGCAAGGTGATTGGTTTTTTATCACCGAAACCGGCGGAGTAACTCTCTCCCCCCGCCTCACCGTGGATGATCTGATGGCTGACATCGCGGTGATTTTCCACTGGCCGCCGTCCGAAATGGACGGCATGTCGCTCACCGATCTGTTGAGCTGGCGCTATAAGGCATTGCAACGCAGCGGAGTAAAAACAGATGAGTAATGTCGAACAATTACCCACGACGTTGGGGAAAATAAATAAACAGCTGAAATCGCTGAAAGCGGCCACGGCGAACGCCTGGCAGACGTTTACCACGCTGCCGAAGAAAAGCTTATACAACGCGATGTCAGAAGACATCAGCGACGTTATCTGGGAACTCAGATCTTTAGATAATCAGTCACGCCCGCTGGCGCATTTCCTGAAACCGCATGTTGAGCTGTCGGCGGGAGATCCGGAGTCAGTTAAACCCGCCAAACCGGTTAATCAATACGCGTCCGAGCGCAGGAGCGCGGAAAGTATTTCGGCTGGGCGCCGGGCCGTTGTTGAGCAGAAAGGCATGGAACCTGGCGAGCAGTTTACACATCGCGAGGAAATTATCGGGCAACTGAAATCGGCCAGCTCAGACGCCATCAGCTTCGCCCTGCCTCAGCTGGAACTGGCAAAAAACTTTCTCAAACCCGGCGCGGATCTGCAAGTCAGCCTTTCTGAGCTTCAGTCGGTGCTCGGCCTGCAAAATGAAGATCCGCACGTTGCGGCGTTGCGTCAGCAAAGTCTGTCGATGGCGACATCAGGTCATTCACCGGCGGACGTGGTCGCTGCGCAGAAAAAGTTAGCGGATAGCGGGCTCGATGCCAATCAGGTTCTGGCACAGACGCCGGGGGAACTCAACGGTTCAACGCCGGCGGCACAAACGGCCATCACCGTAAAAGGTGACAACCTGGACGGCGACATAACCAAACTCTTTGCCACCTGGGACACGCTGCGCATCAATCTCTTCGAAGGGCAAAGTGCGGCGCTGCGCGATCTCACACAAACCGCCACTCAATGGCTGACTACGCTCAATACCTGGGTCACCGATAATCCTCAACTGGTCAACGCGCTGCTCGGCATGGCGCTGGGGATCACCGGAGTGATTGGCGGGCTGGGTTCGCTCGGCATGGCCATCGCCCCGGTACTCAGCGGCGTCAACATGATGATGGCTGGCGCCGGATTGCTGGGCACCGTCTTCACCAGCACCGGTGGCGTGATCGCTGCCGCGTTTACCGCTATCGGATTGCCGCTGTTGCCGGTCATCGCGTTGATTGCAGGGATCGGGATTGCGGTGGTGAAACTCTGGGAGCCGATCAGCGCCTTCGTCAGCGGAATGAT